ACAAGAACAACGGAGATGCACCGACGAGAATATTTTTAGCATTACCTACGGATTGTGCCATAGTTTTCTTACCTCCTATATTTCAATATATATATATATGTTAAAATCTTAAATTAAAGCTGGCTAGGCTTCTTTCCTCTTAGGATAAGTTTATTCCATAATAGGTAAAAAGGCAAACCCTACAGGAACCTGCCTACTTCGTCTGTAATTCTAGAATACTTGACCTCTAATATGACCTCTGCAGAAAAGAATCCCTGAAGCTCTTCTGATGGGGCGGTTGGAGATATATCTGCCACCCAAATGCTATGGAACTTAAATTTATCCGATAGGCCTGTCCACTTATTTATATCCCTAGCGGACTCATCCATTCTTCTAAACTCATCCGTCATGTAATTCCTGATCTCATTTATGTCTGATACAGATGTAGAGTATAGGGTAAACATGATCTGCTCACAGCAGATAAGCCAGTTATCTTCATAAGATAAACCAATTTTGTCGTAAACAATGTGCTTCTTGCCGCTCAAAAACTGATTCATTTCGGCTGCTTGCTGAACTGGAATAATTGGCACAATATTCTCATTTAGATTATCTGACCAATAATCATCTTCGTCAAATATATTACGGGTATATAATTCTTTCCATAGATATTTACGAAGCTCTAGCATTGCATCTAGCTTATAGTTAGCCGTCACATTACACCTCCAAATGAAGCCGCCAATGCGGAATCTGCCTGTGATCTAATAAGGTTTGGCGAAAACGAATATTGAACTTTTTTAATATTGGAAGGAACTCTAAGAGCTTTACTCATGCTAGAATTAAATATTCTTTGAAATCCAGAATTTTTAATTGAAGAATTAACTAGATTTCCGCTAAAAAATCTTGAGTGTGCTAATGTAAATTGATTTGTAGCAGCAGATCCGCCAGGTCTTCTAATTGTTACAGATTGTCCTTTAGGCATAAAAACTGTTTCTCCATCAATTTCAAAAACTAAACGTTCTGCATTTTTAGGCCTAATAACCAAAGGCTTGCCTGCTTCCATTATTGAAGCCTTATTTGCAAACATATGTCTGCGTTTGCTGGTTGGACCAGGAACCATAGATCTAGATGGCAGGAACTCGTAGTTTACTCTAAAAGATAATCCATCTTCAGATATCTTATTTAATTTAAAAAGTCTTGCTGTTTTATTTCCAGCTCTTTTCCATTCATAAACATGATGCAAAGACTTAGGTTTTGATCTTGCTAGCGCATCTATATAATTACCAAAGTCTGTATTTATCTGATCAAACATTGTTTTTGTAAACAATGCTTTAAATTGAGGATTTGTTGTAAGTCTAGACAATACTGCTGCCTCATAATATACAAATGCTGATATCTGAGCTACTGTACTATCTTTCAAAGGTCCGTTTTGATTTGCGTACATCATTCTTTCGAGTCCGCTTGCCGCTTGAACCAACATTCCGCTATTGTCCAATTTGCTGATTCTCCGATCTCTTCATAGATGAGTTGTATGCAATTACACGACCAAACGGATCCGTGACTGGAGTTGTTCCCATTACTTCAAATACCGTAGGAGTTTCATTTGGATAGTTAATTTCATTCCAAATAGTATTTCCTTCTGAGTCTCTTATGTTTGTAACTTTTTCTCTAGCAGTTAATTTTTCTGCAGTTCTAACTTGAACAACTTGATCGTTTAGATATTTATTTGAGAAGATCTGCTTGTCGCTAGAGCGGGTAGTAGCAGAGTTGCTAATAACGCCTTTAACATGGCAAGGAACAGTTTTATAATAGTTCCATTCTCTAACTATTGCTCCTGTGTCAGGATCTTGAATCTCAGACTGTCTGTATACATCTAAGTTCATAGACAAGACAGAGTCTACGATGCTATTCATTATATAATCTCTATATATGCATCTCCTGTATATTCAAAATCCCAGTCAAACGTTGATATGTTTTTAACATACTTATTTCTCCACATTGTATCTTTAGAGAAATAATCTTTCATTAATTCAACAGCTGCTAGCTCTACGTTATCTGGCACCTTCTCCCAGCCAAATCTTCCTTGAATTTTATAGGCAACCCCAGACTGAAAAACTCCAGAATAATCATTAATGCTTGGAGGAACTAATCCGTTTGCAACATATACTGTGTTATCAAGCATACCTGCTCTATTTATTTTAATACCATATCCGCTTTCGGATATCTCAACTGGAAAATTCCAATTATTTATATTATTAATTGTATCTAAGAGCAAAATGTCTCTAGCATATAATTCATGAATTTCATATATTTTTGCTGGGACTGGAAGCACATCTGAATCATATCCATAAACTAAATACAAATCGTCGTACAGGTAAAATTTTTGTCCAGTATACTGTTCTATTTGTTTTCTTGCATATCTTTCGGATTTAATTAACTCTTTATAAGACTTATAATTTGGATCGGAAGAGTCCATGCTAAAGCCTAAATCTTGAACATGATTAAAATCTACATATGGCGTTACAACAAATACCTCATCGTCTTTAGTTACAGTATTTCCGCTAATATTATAAATCCATCTCACACGTAAAGTTCTATTTCTATCTGTATATTGATAAGGAATATTTACCACGTAAGAGCCTATATTGTTTTCATCGGCAACCGATGTTAACATAGTTAATAGTTGAGTTGGGCTTATGGCAGGAGTTATTGCTGGGTCTTGAGTTATATCATAAAGATACACAAGTGGTGCTGAATCTGGTACTGTCACATCTCCGTTCCAAAACACTTGATGTGTTATTGGAGATTGTGATCTAATTAATATCTCTGCCATTTAAGAGGCGTAGACTAGTTGTAGTACTCCTGGACTTCTCTTGGAGTTGCTAATCTAAAGCCCTCCTCCTTATCAAAAATTTCTTGAGCTGTTTCATTACTCATTGCAATAAATGGGTGTTCTTTTGTGAACGTAAATCCCATAATATCATACCTAAAGTTATCTCTAGTCATTCTTACTAATACTGTATTTTCTGGCTGTTCCGCCTTTGGATCGAACTTAGGCAAGACTTCTACTGACATATCTTCTTCTTCCATATTATCCAAGGTCTTGTTATATACAGACCAAGTTACGCCTTCTTCTGCGAGGGCGGCAATAATGTCGGCCTTACTCTTTAGACCATCTACATCGACTGCAAAGTCTTCTGCAATCTTTTTTATTTCAGATACTTTTAATGTCTCAAATGACATGTATATCTCCTATTTCTACTCTAAACAATTATAGCATTACTAAATTAAAATGAAAAGCCCCCCAAAAATTAATTCAGGGGGCTTTTAGCAGATCTAAATCCTATTAATTAGGAAGCAATCTTAACGTCTTTAACAACTACCCATGCGTCTGCCTGCTCGATTTGAACGCCCACGCTTGATACCAATAACTACGTTATTTGGGAATGTCAAGTGAACATCTCCGTGTGATCCTGATGGTGTGCTGTAAGAACCTGTTTGGTCTTCTTTTAGCATAGGAACTTCAACAATTGGAATACCAAATGCGAATGGGGCTACGTAACCTGCTGGTCCACCTAGTCCTGGAGTCGCTCCACGGATAATGCTTGAAGCAATATCTTGTGGAATTGTTTGGTTTGTACCAATGCTGTTAGCATATAGGAAATCCTGGATTAGGTTTGAACCTGCCAAGAATCTCAAATCGCCACGGCGTTGCTTGTACTTACGTGGCATAGCCTTAAGTGCCTTATTAAAGATTTCACGAGATACGCCTGCGCCTGCGCCTGCTACTACGTGACCCTTTGCTTTTGCCTTCTTAACAACACCGTCAAATGCGCTGTATAGCGTATCTGATCCTGATGCATCGCCATTAAGGACTACGTCTTCAATGTCGTTACCTGCCTGTGTTGCCATAAGTCGGGCAATGTGATCTTCTAGATCTGGACCTTCGATATTGTCTTCTAGAGACTCAGTTGAAAGCTCCCAGTTCAAGCGAAGTTTCTTAGTTGTTAGAGAGATCTTTGAGAAAGTAACTGCTGCGTTTGTGCCAGTTGCATCTCCTTCTGTTGCGAGAGTCATAAGCTTCTCACCAACGGACATACGATCAATCTCTGTTGTATCGCTTCTCATTCTGACTGTACGTGCGACTTTTCCAATTACGGTTGCGTC